GCGACCACCAGATAACGGCGGCAGCCGCATGGCGCACGACACCCATGATCCCGGTTCGCGAGGGGCAAAAGTTCCTTCTCACAACGTTGGGCGCAGCAGGGTTGGCAACGCATGTCAGCCTATGGGATGAAAACGAAGCGTGGGTCCGAAACCTGCTGGTCGGCCCGGGCAACGGCGTTCCCATCGACGGCTATGAGGTCACCATCCCCGCCGGCACAGGTGCTGCCTTCGCTCGCGTATCAGGAACAACCGGTGGCGCGCTGAAACTGCTTGGCGTGGATATCCAGAGCGCCGCGCCAACGGCGGGGCCGCGCGACATTGGCGTATTCGCGCCCGATCAGATTTATGCGCTGCAGGGCGAGGCAATCTACCTCTATGCCCGCAGCATCGTCGCGGACCGTTCGGTGCCACTGGCGTGGAACCTGTCTGAAGCAAACGAGGATGTCTGCCGGATCACCCCCGCAGACGCTGCGGATATCCCAGTCAAGCTGCGCACACGCAATGAGGACGGCAGCGTGCGCGAGCTGGCGGCGTTCCCGGTCAAGGTCACGGGCACACCTGTATCGCCGTCCAGTGCGCGCAACGTCATTATGCTGGGCGACAGCATCACCGAGGGGATTTCGGTAGCGGGGCTGCAAGGCGCCATTCCCAACGAGCTATGCCGTCGCCTGACCGGAATGGGGACAGCGCTGCTTGCGGGCGGGCAGTCACCTGCGCCTCTGGCTCTCGGCAATATCCATTTTCGCGGAACGCGCGGCGACCAGCCCATCAAACACGAAGGGCGCGGCGGTTGGCGCGCGATCCAGTATTATACCTATGCCGAGCTTGGCGGCGTCACAAACGCGTTCTGGAACCCTGCGGCGAACTCCGGGGGCGGCGGTTTTGACCTGGACCATTATCTGACAAGCAATGGGTTCGACGCCGCTACGACACCAGGCGGCGTCAATGCGGACGGCTCCAACCTGACGATCATTATCGAGCTGGGCTGGAACGACCTTTACCGTTCTGACCGAACCCCGGTTTCGACAGCTGCGGACATCGGCACGCTGATCGACCATATCCGGGCCTCCGCGCGCGGTGCGCAGGCCGATATCTGGGTGAGCGGCCTTTCGCCGGGCGCCCGAACGAACATCAAGCCGTTCTCCAGCGGTGAGCGCTACGTCTCAGAGCTTGAAATTTTCGAACTGGCCGTTCGTGGTTTCGGCTCCGCGCTCAAGGCAATGTCGGCAACAAAGGCGAAGGTCCAATACGTGCCGATCGCGCAGAGCTTCTGTCCGGAAGTCGGCTACGCGACAACCACGCGTGCCTTGTCAGGCCGGAGCGCCACGACGGTCGGCGGCGCAAGCGATCATGTTCATCCCAATCTCGTCGGCGACGCGATGTGGGCGGACACCCTCTTCTACAAGTTTCTCTACGATTACTGCCGGTGACGCGGGCGTTGCTGCGCCAAAATAACGCCGACAATTGGCCGGGGAGCCATCCGCATGTCTGACCTTTCAATAACCGTTACCAGTGCAGGCCGCGCGGCTCTTGTGAACGCGAGCCACACAGGAACGGCGCCCGCAACAATCACGCATTTCGGCGTCTCCGCTATTGCCGTCACTCCCGGTGCAGATGCCACGACGCTGCCCGGCGAGATCAAGCGTCTTGCCACGCTGTCGGGGGATGTTGTCGCCGCAGATACGATCCATCTGGTCGTGCGCGATGAGAGCAGCGACGTCTTCACGATGCGCAGCTTTGCCCTCTATCTGGCCGATGGCACGCTGTTTGCCATCTACGGTCAGCCTGCCGTCATCCTTGAAAAGTCGGCGCAGGCGCTGATGCTTCTGCAGGTCGATGTCCAGTTTCCCGATGTTCAGGCCGAACTTCTGACATTCGGCGATCTCACCTTCCTGAACCCGCCGGCCACAACGGAACGGCAGGGCGTGGTAGAACTGGCGACGGTTGCCGAGGCGCAGGCAGGCATTGACGCCTTGCGGGCACTGACACCGGCTTCGGCGCGGGCAGCGATGCTTGGCTGGCTGCTCGCCCAGGACGGCGCGGGATCCGGCATTGATTCCGATCTGCTCGATGGCCAGCAGGGCGCCTGGTATGCCGATATTGCAGGGCGTCTCGGCTACACGCCGCTGAACCGGGGCGGCGACACAATGACCGGTCTGTTGGGCCTGTCGGGCGTGCCGACAGGCAACCAGCACGCTGCCAACAAGCAATATGTCGACGGTCTGGTCACTGCCGCCGCCCTGCTGGCAAAGCTGATCACGGTCGACGGCGCGGGATCGGGCATCGATTCCGATCTGCTCGATGGCCAGCACGGCGCCTGGTATGCGGACATCGCCGGCCGCCTTGGATTTAATCCCTTGAACGCGGCCGCCTACACCGCGCTGGACGTGCGGGCCAAGCTGCACACCGTGGATGGAGCCGGTTCGGGGATCGATGCCGATCTACTCGACGGGTTCGATAGCAGCGCGTTCGGGCGGTTGGTCTGGCACAATTCGAGCCGCGAGGCTGGCGGCCGCATGTGGGCCGATGGCTTCAAGGAATGCTGGGGCACCAATTCCTTCGCCGGCGATCAGACCAAGACAATCAATTATCCGTTCTCTTTCACCGCCTGGTCGCTCGCCTTTCTCGAAGGCGGCTTCAACAGCAACGGGCAGCAAGAGAACGGGCCATTCGTCATGTCGGCCGCTCTGACCGGGTTCACCGGCATGAACGCGATCAACGCCAATGTTTCCGTGTTTTGGCACGCGTTTGGATACTGAGGGGCAGCGCACATGGCATATTTCTACAGCCCGTCTGAGGCGGCTTTCTATCACGACGCGGTCCATGATGCGGATGCGCGGCCCTCCGATGCTTTGCCCGTCTCGGACGAGGAGCACACTGCGCTTTTCAAGGCTCAGGCGGCGGGACAGCGCATTGTTCCCGGCCCCGGTGGGCGGCCAATCGCCGCCGAGCAGCCGCCCATGGATCCTGAAACTGCGATGCAGGTCCTGCGCCAACGGCGCGATGCGCTGCTGCGCGACAGCGACCGGACACAGATCCCAGACTACCCGATTTCGGAAGCGGACCGCGCTGCCTGGGCAACCTACCGCCAGCAGCTGCGCGACCTTCCCGAAACCACCACGGATCCTGCCACCGCCGTGTGGCCCACACCGCCTGCAGAATGAGGGGCACACCCATGAACGCTATCACCGCCAGCATTGGCAAATTCGATCCCGACACCCGCTCTGTGCCGGTCACCTTCATCAGCGGCGAGATCGTCCACAAGCGCAGCGTCAACGCCGTGCTGAAGGACGATGGCAGTTACGACCAGGCGGCGACCCAGGCCCGCGTCGATGACGTAGCGCGCGGCGTTGCCGCGAAGATCGCGCTGGGCGTCATCACCAACCCACAGCCTGAGCCGGAAACGCCGGCCGACAATCCTCAGGCAGAAGAATGATGAAACTGTTCGACCACCTTCCGGACGGCCTGAAGCATCTGTTCGACGCCACCTCGATCATCACTCTGTTGGGGACCTTGGCCAGCGTGCTGCCCGCCGTCGCAACTCTTCTCACCATCATGTGGACCAGCATCCGCATCTACGAAACCCGCACCGTGCAGCGCCTTCTGGGGCGTGACGCTGCCGGTAGCGCGCAACAGGAGCCCTGACATGGCCGAAGGCAAAACGAAGCTGATCGCACTGGTGGGGGCCGCTGCGGCGGCGCTCATGACCCCATTCGTTGCCGGATGGGAAGGCAAGAGCAATGATCCCTATCAGGACATCGCCCGCGTCTGGACGGTCTGTTACGGCGAGACCCGCGTGGCGATGCGCCGCTATACCGACGCTGAGTGCGAAACCATGCTGGCGGATGGGCTGGCGGACTTTGCGGCGCCGGTCCTCAAGCGCAATCCGGAGCTGCGCGGTCATGATCCGCAGCTCGCCGCCGCCGTCAGCCTTGCCTACAACATCGGCCCTTCAGCCTATTCCGGTTCGACCGTGGCGCGCCGCTTCAGCGCGGGCGACTGGAGGGGCGCTTGCGAAGCCTTCCTGATGTGGCGCTATGCGGGCGGCCGGGAAGTAAAGGGGCTGCTCAACCGCCGCCGCGCCGAGCGCACGATGTGCCTCAAGGGGTTGCCGTCGTGAGCTTCGATCCATTCTCGGCCGTCGCGGCGAAGATCTACGCCGGTCTGCTTGGCGGCGTGCTGGCGATCGCGGCCGTGCAGACGGTCCGGATCGAGGGGTTGTGGTTTATCGACGGGCTGCAGCAGCTGCTGGCCGACGAACGGGCCGCTCTCAAATCTGAACGGGATGGCCGCGAAGAAGACCGCGAGGGGTGGGAACAGCAGGTGGCCGATGCGGTCGCTGCAAAGGCCCGCGCTGAACGCAAATCACAGGAGATCGCCACCGATGCGCAAACTACCCACGACGCGCTGCAGGCCGATAATGCTGGCCTGCGCGCTTATCTTGCTGCCAACCGCCTGCGCTCCGAAACAGGTGGCCCAGCTGTCCCCGGCACCGCCCCGGATTACGGTACCGGCCTTCCTGCAGGCACCACCGCCGGCGCCCTCGTGGCGGCAAGCGAAGCCGACCTCATCCGCTGCGATGCCAGCTACGTCTATGCCACCAGCGCCTATGACTGGGCCGCTGGGCTGATCGCGAGCGGCCTTGCCGTGACCGGGGCGCCGAAGCCGTGAGCGAACAGGAAGACATCCCGGCCGACATCTCCGAGCTGATCCGCTTGGGCACGATCGCGTCTGTGGATCTGGGCGCCCGCCGCTGCACGGTGCGCTACGGAGATGAGGACGATGAGGAAGGCGAGGCCGAAACCCCGCCCATCCGCTGGCTTGCTCCCCGCGCCGGCAGGACCAAAGTGTCCAGCCCGCCCAGCGAAGGAGAGCAGGTGGTCCTCTTGTGCCCTGATGGGCAAGTCGCGGCCGGAATCGCATTGCTGGGGCTCGAGCAGGACAGTTTTCCCATGCCGGCCGCAAAGGCGGACGAAACGATAACAGAATATGCGGACGGAGCGCTGATTGGCTACGATGCGGAGACGCACGCGCTGACCGCGATCCTGCCCTCCGAGGGAACCGCTGTGATTGATGCACCTGCGGGTCTCAGGATCCGAGGAGACGTTGAGATTGAGGGGGCTGTCTCTGTCAGCGGTGACGTAATGGCCGGGGGCATCAGTCTGAGGAACCACCCGCACAGCGGGGTACAGGCAGGCACCGCGTTGAGCGGCGGGCCAGTCTAGTCTTGAACCAAAAAAACTGGGATCATTGCCATTAATAGCTTTCCTGATGGCCGCAGAGTAAGCTGCCGGCATCGCTATCAACCTGCTGCAAGCAAGTTAGCGACCGAGAGCCAGCGTGCTCCCGCTTGTAGCGAGGTGCTACGATGCCCGACGAATCTGAAAAAGAGCGATACATCCGACTGGAAAATCAATCGTTAGTAGCAGCTGCTGCAGCGACCCAGTTGATTGAGAAGGCCAAGCACGAATTTCTGGCGAGACATTATGCGTCGGCCCGTTCGAAGCTCGGATCGTAACCGACAAATCGCTCCTTGGCGGATGACCGAAACCCTCTGGCTGACTTCGAGTAGGGCATGTTCCGGCGCTTTTGCCCCAATAGCCGCAAGACGGTTCAGCGTGCGAATGATTCGACTCTCCTGAAAAATTAGGAGATAGTTTCCAGCATCGCCGAATAAGAGTCCGGGTCGCTCCGGCAGAAGGTGATCGAGATGACCGCCTTCCTGCCAATTGTTAGGAGCGGATTGTGTCAGAGTGTCGTTTAATCGTTGATCTTGGGCCCAGCGGTCCGGTGAGATCACTATCAATCAATTTACATAGCCGTGCCGACGCATTGCTTGTCGCGCAGCGCTACGACCGACCGGCCGAGTTGTGGGACGGGAATAAGCGTGTGTGCAACATCAGCCGGGCAGGTCCCGGCGGCATGTGGATTATCTCGTAATCGACCGGCACTGCGTCAGGCCCGCGCATCGGCCAGAGTTTGTGGTCTCCCTAATCCCTTGGGGGGATGGGGTGAGCCGGGTGCCTCACGGCACCCGGCTCTGCAGAGTTGGGGCAACCCCGCAAGAGGGAACGCCGGGCTTTGGGGGGTGGCGTTCCCTCGCCGATAATACACTTGAATCAGGGCATGCGCCAAACGCCCATTGGGGCATG